GGTCGCCTTGACTGAAAATAGTTACACTATGAAGGTCGTTGTAATTGTTGCAGATGTGGTAGAGGTAGGTGTGCGATTCCCTCCCAATGTTTGGCAATGGGTAATAACCGTTGCCGAAATCCTCTCCCTTATTGTAAACCGTTTGGACGCATCGCAAAGAGTTAAGCCAAGTGAGGTCCTCGTTGTATCGTGCGACAATCAGTTCCATGCCTAAAAAGTGATAACGAACTTATCGGGTGCAGGCCATCCCTTGCAGGAGTTATAGACGGTCATCCCTTCCCGCTTCCCAATCCAATGCTCGGCTTGCCAGCGGTGTTCACGGACGGGTTCTCCGAGTTCACGGATGTGGCTTGACTTGGCCCACCAAAAGGTACCCGCAAAGTAGGGGTAGCCGTCGGGGTTGTTGTGGTCAGCTATTTGGGGGAACTCCTCCTTGGTCAGCCAGTAGGCTCCCACGGCATCCACATTGGCGAGTTCTGCGATGGCCCGCTCCCATGCGACGATGTTAAAGAATATCATAGACCTGCACCAAAGTTGGTTGATGAGGGATGGGTCGCTGCTGCCTTTGGTGTGAGCGTACAGGTAGGCGGCATCCTCGGTCTGCGATGCCTTGTACATCTCGGTCAGCGTGGCTTGCTCCCAAGCGTTTGTCCGAGTGACAACCACCTTGACCTTTGCCGCCACAAGCGAGTTGTCCAAGATTTCCTTGACCAACTTCCGCTGCTCTGGAGGACCGACGATGCCGACCCGAATCTCGTCCAACTGTTCAATCAGCCCGTAATTGCATAGGGCCATCATGTGTTGGTGCATTATCAACTGCCATTGGCCGCCGCCGCCGCAATAAATGTGGTAGTAGTGTACGAGTTTCATTGCATGAAGGAGGGTTAAGATGCAGCCGATGAAGACCAAGGCCAGCACGACCCGACCGATGGCGAGGGCGAGGTCAAGGAGGGATTCGAGGTTCATGGGGGTAAAGTTACACCACCAAGTACTTCCCCGAGTTACTGACCGCCAATTTGTTGAGGGCCACATAGCGGAGAGCATCGCAGGCGTGGTTGTAGGAATCAATCGGGACCCCCGTGTCCTTCCCGTCCTTGTCGGTCGCCCAGGTGTAGGAGCGGAGTTCCTTAATCAGGTTGGTGCTATCCTTGGTCACATGAAGATTAAACCGCTTCACGATGTCAATCCCCTGCCTGACCGAATCTGGTCCCTTGCTTGCTGGCTTGATGTTAAAGCCCAAGCGGTAGATTTCCTCAATGGACTTTGGTTCTGCAGAATCGGCCACGATTTCCCAAGCACGGGTAATCCCGAACTCCTTCAAGCGGGTGGCGATGTCGGAGTTGGTCAGGCCTCGGTGGTAGAGCAGTTCGTGAATAAACAAGTCATCCCCCCTTCGGTACACGGCGACCAAGGCCGTGGGGTCTGCGCTGAAGCCCCAGTCAAGCCCGTAGGCGACGAATTTCATTGTGGATGGGTCAATACCATCAACCACCGTGTAATCGCCGTATATCGCACCCTGTAGCGTTCCGACCTGACCGAGGCCGTACACCTTCCACCAATTCGCCCAATAGGCACTTGTTTCGGCCTTGGTGCGGTTCAGTTCGATATCGTTGCGGATGGTGTCGGGGAGAGCCTCGTTGTCTTGGTAGGTCAGGATGAGGAACTCTGCATCGGATTCGGGCAAGACCTCGGTGTGCGCCCAAAATTCGTGGGTGGGGTTGAAGTCGATGTATATCTCCTGACTTGTACGAATCGCCAACTGGTAGTAGGAGTCGAAGTCGATGTTGTTCGCTTCGTTTATGTAAAGGATCTGCCGCCTTGCCCCACGGAGCCGTGCCTCGGAATCAGCGGAGAAGAACTCGATCGTGGATCCGTTGGCGAAGTTGTACTGCAGGAGGGTCTTGTTCCAGCGGTCGGGAACCCAACGATGGGTCCATTGCATAATCTTGGCGAAGTCCTTTATCGCACCCCTGCGAAGGTGAGGGACGGATTCGGATACCACCGAAATCTCCGACTTGGGATGGCGGGCGGCGTGGTCAATCAGGACCGCAAGGATGCCGAATGTTTTGCTCGCACTTGTTCCGCCCTGTATCACCTTCTTCCGAGCGGTCATCGCCCGAATCTTCTTGATGGCGGTGGTGTACTGGAACATCATTTTGTTGGCGTCAACGAAATGGTTTTGTGACTATGGCAGGATTTGAACCTGCAACCATACAGGGTGTTGTAGGGGTGGCCTTCCACCACATAGCCGTGTAGTCAGGACAGGAATCGAACCTGTGAGGGCTCCATGACAGAGCCTATGGTGTGATTACGCTCACTCATCTTAGGGATGCGAAGCCATTACCAATAGCATTTACCAATTTGCCACCTGACTATATTTAAAGTAACCCAACTCAGAAGGGTATTTGTTACATTATCACAGCTTTTGCAATGTACTCTGGTTAATTACTCCGTCTGTACCCAACCGCTTTATGTTGGCTTATAGCTGGCTATTTTAATGCAACTCACAACTTTATTTGTTGGAATTACTTTTTGCAGTCAGGACAGGACTCGAACCTGTATAATGCTTTCTGGTCACGTTAACCCTCACATCTTTTTAGCGTCTACCAATTCCGCCACCTGACTGATGCAAAGATACGGGCCTTTTGTAAACTTGCGCCACTACTCCCCAAAAAGCGGCTGCTCGATGGTGATGCTCGTTTCCTGCTTTTCCACCAATCCGTTCAACCGCTGCGTGATGGAGGGGTTGTAGAACGAGAGCATTCCACCGATGATTTGGTCCTCTCGGATTTCCTCCCGAATCGCACGGCAGATGACACAGAATTCTTCGTATGCTTTATCCGTGTTGTCAAAATAGTGCTGGACCTCCCCGTAATTGTTGCGGCAAAACCGCTTGAACCCTTCTAAGGTCAGCGGCACTTTGGCGGGGTCTTCCTTCTTCAACCCATCCTTCCCGACATACTGCACCCGCTTCCATTGTTCGCCTTGGGCTTTGACATCCTCCTTGAAGGCGGCCCATGCTTTCCAAAGGTCTTCGGGGGTTTCAAATATCCGTGGCCTTCCTGCTCCCATCAGTATTCTATTTTGTCTATGAGCGAATCAATCTTGTCCACAATTTTCATCTTCACGGCAAAGGCGTTGGGTGAGTTGGAATCGTCCACGGCCCCAATACAGTCGCAGAGGGTGGTTATCACCATCATCAGCGAGTCCATGCGGGCTTGGACCTGCGCTTCGGGGTCAGCCTTCGTTGAGTTCGCCAAGTTCCCGAAGTTTATTCCTTGACCACCCAAGGGCCGCTTTGCCACCCCATAGGAGATAGGAGATGTAGCCGCAGTCGCTGGTACTGTCAGCGTTGTCGTAATAGGTTTCCGCACGGGATAGGTAGGAGTGCATCCGCTTGATGGTTGCAAGGGATACACCCTCACCGTTGGCGAGTTGCTGCGCCCTGACCTTACCCGTCTGCGTGGCGCACTTGTTGCCGTTCCTCTCGTTGAGTTCGATGCCCCGCTTGGCGTTATTGCGCACGCCTTCGCCGTAGTCGGCATAGGTTTCAAACTGTTCACGGATTGGGGTTGTTGATGGCATGGCTGACTTGGTGCTGGTTGGCTTCGGCGAATAGGTCCGCCTCTTGGTAAATGTAGGAGAGGGCCGATTTTACGCAGTCAGCGCACCACCAATTTGTGTTGGGTCTGCCATGGGCAACGAGGATGGTCTGCAAGTCGTGTACGGCTTCCGGGGATAGCCGCATGAACAGGGCCGCTTGATACTGCTCCCAGTAATGGCGGTGCTTTTGGGCGAGAATGTACTCCGCTTGGGTCATCAGTTCGTGAGTTGCAGGATGACAACGGTCAGCCCCGCAGAGGCGAGGCCATAAACAGGAGCGAGAACCCAACCGCAAGTAGGCAGCGTCAGGGCCACCGCCACCCAAAAGGTGAGGCAGGTGACGCAACTGAACGGCTTGTTCCGGGCAAGCCAAGTCCGGTACCAAGCCTGTGGGAGGACATGGTATTCCGCAATGGCGAGGGCGGTCAGCGAACTAATCAGCAGGGGAAATATCAGGGTATCCATGGTTTTGGATTGCGGCCTTGATTTTGGCCTTGGCTTGGTCAATGGAATAAATGATGGAGCGGTACGGTATGCCTGTGTCCCTTGAAAGTTTCTTCATGTTCCCCGTGCGCAGGTGCAGTTTCAGTAACTCCTTGTCGTAAGGGAACGCCCCGTCCTTGGCCCATGTGTCCATCTCCGCTTCGGCAATGGCCCAAAGGTCGTCCATTAACGAATCGTACTCCGCTTGGGATATCGGGGCATCGGGGTTCAGTTCCTCCAGCAGGTCGTGGTGGCGGTACTTTTGGGCGAACTGGTTATTCTTGCCTCGGTACAGGTTCAGCAGCAACCGCACCACATAGAACTTGAAGTAGCCCTGCGACTGGATTTGCAGAATTTTGGCGGGGTCCTTTTCCAATAGGATTAGGACGCACTCCTGCTCCAGGTCCCTCCAAAGCGGGTCGCCGCCTGTAATCGTGAGGCAGGCTTTTCGGATTTCGCCGCTTCGGTAGAGGTCAAGGATGACTTGGTCGGCTGACTGCATACACAAAGATTGCAAAAAAAAGGGGGATGCAGTTAAGCACCACCCCAAGGTAGGCAGGCGGTTTGGCCCTACTCTTGCTTCGGAAGTTGCAGAGTGTCAGTAATATAAGCCCCCTCAGCGGTCTGCAAATACTCTTGGGCATTGTTGAAAACTTGCCTCCGAAGGTATCGCAGTTGCGGCTTGGCCTTGCAATCGTTGTGAAATGATTCCAAGTTGATGATGATGGTGGAGTAGTGACGGTTCAGTTCCTTCCCGATAGCCATGAAGGTGAACAGGTACTCGTTGTAGGCGATGTCGGCCACGATGTTGCGGGCGATGACGCAGGGCCGTTCCCTTGATGCGGAGCGCACCTGGTCGGGCGTGATGCCGAAAACCATTGCGGTGGTGTCAACTAAATGGTGGATGAGAGCTGGGGTCATGGCTTAAACGATTTCGGGGATGGGCATCCAGCAGAGGACTTCACGGGGCCACCAAGAGTGGTTCTCGGAGTGCCACATACTCCCATCCCACCAAGCGACGATTTGCAGTCCTTCCACATCGGTAATCAGCACGGGAGTGCGTTCTTCGGGCATTTGGTCTTGGGGTTTTATCCAGGGCATGGTCAGGCGTTTTTGGCTTGAAGGATACGACCGAGCAGGGTCCAGTTGACGGACCACGCCTTGATGGTTTCGGAGCGGTCGGGACGGCTGCAATTCACGCACTCCTTGCGGATGTGGATTTGCCAGCGGCGGAAATCGGTGGGGGTTGGTTTCATGGGTTTAGGGGTTGGTGGTTAGACAAATATGCGAGTTATGCCTCATATCCCAAATCAGACACAGTTGCGAAAAACTGGTCTTTTGTGTCTGACATAACGTCTACTTTGTCAAACTTGAATCGTGCTATTTTACCACTCTCCATTTTACATCTAATAATATCACCTTCTTTCGGAGTTGGTGTTAAGTGTCCAGCTACTCTTCGTTTATCCCAATCGGTAAAATAGATTGAATCACCCCATCCCGAATGTTCCCACATCGAGATAATACGAGGCATAACAGCACCTAAACAAGATGGCTGGCTTTCGTTTTCAATTGAAGTTTTTGGTGTCATGGGTTTATGGTTTGGAAAAGTTGATACTTCCCGCATGGTGCGGTCTTGATTTTTAACTGCGGACCGAATCCGTTGCTTCGGCTCAGCACATACTCGCAGGCGTTACCCTTGGGGCGAACCTCAATCACCCGCCACGGGCGGTGGTTGGAGCAGGCGGTCAGGAGTAGAAGGAGCAGTAAGCGGGGCATGGGTATCATTTAATTTTTGATAGCCATTGAATATAAACTTGCCTGGCTATTTGCGCCGTCATTACGGGTGGTACACTCATGCCGATTAAGTATTCGGGTTTGTTTTTTAAAAAGTTGTAATCCTTCGGGTAAGAACCACATTCGCAAAGCTCGTCAAAATTCCTATACCTTGGTTGGTCAAACAATACGCATAAATCCCCACCAGTAATTGTATTTATACTATCATCGTCTTTGTAAATAAATTTGTGATTAAAGTGCATATTTGGTCTTCCAAATTCTCTCAAATTAATATCCTCAAAGCTTGCGTCGCCATTTTTTCTTGCTTCCCAAATCTTTCGCATATTTTCGGTAAGAGGCCTGTCGGTATAGTTTTTAAAAACCTTGTCAAATGTGATTTTTTCTTCATCAAAATTTAAATCCAATTTAGGCACAACGGTGAACATATCTAATTGAGTCAAAAAAATATCAGCTAAATCATTCCGTAGAGCAACAAAAAAAATTCTTTCTCTTTTTTGAGGAACCCCCATTTTTGAGCCATCTAAAAGCCAATGTTGAGCATAATAACCAGCATTCTCAAATTCTTGATATATTTTTCTCACATAACCTTTTGCCTCACCCATAAGGAGCCCTTTAACATTTTCGGCTATAACGACCTTTGGTTGTAGTTTTTTTGCTAAATCAATGAAGTCAAAAAACAAAGTGTCAAGGACTTGTTTTGCTTGACCTTCTTTAAACACCTTTTCTTTGCCCCAATCATTCTCTCTATTTCCTGATATTGAAAAACTACTACACGGAGGAGAGCCGTCTAATATGTCTAACTGGTATAATTCATTGGGAAGGTCATTCCGAAGTTTAAATGTTTGTATTGGTTCTAAATAGGCATATTTGGGATTGTGATTTGTTTTGTATGCCTCAATCATTTTAGGGTCAATCTCATTACAACCAAGTACATCAAAACCAGCCAACTTGTAACCCATTGTAGAACCACCACCACAAGCAAAACAACTAAATACTGTGCCTTTGTCTTTGGTAAAAACCGCATCTTTTAAAGTCCAATTATATGGAAATTGATGTTTCATTGTTTTTGGTTTAGTAGGTCAAAGATATACACAACCTACCCACATTCAGCCAACACTCTTTGGAAATCTTCCACGCTTCGGATGACCTCGTACCTATACCCCGCCTCTTGAACGACCCCCTGCCACCATTTCTGCGACAGGGACTGCTTGCCCTTGGAGGTTTTAAACTCAAGGAACACCGCCCCATTGGGAGATAGGTAAGTCATGTCAGCAACGCCAGCGGTCAGCCCGATTCCCTTTAGGAAGAAACCGTTGGAGCGGGAGCGGGGGTTGTTGAGGTTTAGGAATAGCAAGCCCTGCTGGTTGGGTCGGAGCATTGCGAACAACTTGACGCAGGCGGCTTGCAAATTGTATTCGTCCATCATAGGGAATGGGGTGGGTATTCGTTGGCTTTGGTGTAGGGAAGGTGGCATTGGACCTCTGCGATTCCAAGCGAGCCATTGCGGTTCTTGCGGACGATGACCTCCATCAAATCCGCTGGCTGACTTTTGTCGTGTTCGTAGGGGCGATAGACAAAGCCAATCTTGTCCGCGTCAAACTCCAGTTGCCCTGTTTCCCGAAGGTCGGACATGATGGGCCGATGGTCGCTGCGTCCCTCGGTTGCACGGGATAGAGAGGAAACCACGACACCGAATACCTTTTGCCGCTTGCAGATGGCTTTGAGGGTCTTGCTGATGTTTGTCATCTGCTCAATCTTGGGCTTGGCCTTGTCAATCTTGGTTGGCTCAACCAATTGTAGGTAGTCAAGGTAAAATCCGCAAATACCGTACTTGGTTTTGAGTTTCGCAATTTCGCCTTCAATGCGGTCCAGGTTGGCTTGATGCAGGTCCACAATGTAGAGCGGCTTGGACTTGAGCAGGTCCGCTTTTTGTCCAAGGTCCATGAAGTCCTTGGTGCTGATTCGCTCGGTCGGGTTGAGGAACGCCGCCCCGTCCATTGTAGCCAAGTTGGATAGCATCCGCTGGGTCAGTTGCTCCGCTGACATTTCAAGGGTGAAGAACACGACGGGAATATCGGCCATGGCTTGGTTCATCGCTATTTGCAAGGCCAAGAGGGTCTTGCCCATTGCAGGCCGTCCACCCAAGAGGATAAACTCGGTGGGCTTGAATCCTGTGAGCATTCGGTCCATTGGGGATATGTAAGTCGGGAAGATAGAATCCTTGCGTCTGCCTTCACGGACCTCGTTCATGTTTAGGAGGAACGCTTTGGCGAGTTCGTGGGCGGTGGTTTCGGAGGCGTTGGTTTCAACGGCCTGCATGGACTGGTACCTGGCGAAGGCTTTGGGGATGTCCCTATCATGGGCGAGTTCATCCATGATGCGTTGTTCCTCTCGTTGCTTCCACGCTTCGTTGAGGTCCGAGGCATAGACCTTCCAGTCGGAGGTCAGGGTATTGCCGTCAAGGATGTCCACGAAATCGGCTATCACATGGGCCTGCCCGTTGTCTATAAGATATTTGTGAACGGCCACCAAGTCCACGGGTCGCTCCGCTCGGTGCAGGGCTTCAATGGCTCTGTAAACAAGGACATGGTTTCCTGTAAACAACCGTTCTGGAATTTGCATAAGCAGGACCGCTCGGTTGACAAATTTGTCCATAAGGCAGGACAGGAGCCGCCGTTCAGCGGTAAGATGGTAGTGGTTCATCGTCGGTTTGGTTTATTGGGTTGAAGGTAGCATTGCGGGGAATCACTTGGTCATCCCAGCGTGCTTGGTTTAGGTATGTCGCTGCGTGTGGTACGAACTGGACGGGGGTTTCGGAGTAGAGCCTTCCGATGTTTGCAATGGCCTTCTGCTGGTCTTCGTCCTTCAACTTGGCGAAGGCTTTGGATGCGGACTGCTTGGAGGTCTTGCGAGGGTAGAGGGTCCAAAATTGGTCAAAAAGCACACAAGTATTCTTCTTCTTCTCTTGTATCTCAATCTTATCTTCTCTTATCTCATCTAATCTTATCTTATCTGCTTCGTTTTGCTTAGCACTTGCTACTATTTGCTTAGCACTTGCTACATCTTGCTTGGCTATTCCTTGGGCTTTGTTCTCCCCACCTTTGCGTCCAGCCTCGCTCCTTCGCTGGCTTAGACGGTCAAGGTCAGCCATCTGCAAATCAAGAAACTCAATGCGGATTTGTTCGCCTTCCTCCTTGATGATTTCGGCTTCCATCAACTGACCAAGCAGGGTCGCACCGATTTCAAGGCTTGCTTGATGGGCCGTAAAGTGGCCGTGCTTGACCCAGTAGAGTTGACAAATGTGAATGAATGCCCCCTGCAATTCAAAAGATTTGCGGCTGATTCGTCCTGCGAGCCAATCGCTGGGGGAGTGCTTGTACCAACTATTTTCCATGTGGTAGTAAAAAAAACGCCCC